AGGTTCTGTTATTTGGATCGGCTTTTAAAAAGCAGGTTGGTGGGGATCACTATATGAAACGCCCTTCTCAACCTGTACACTACGCACAAGCAAATGATTTTGGATATTGTGAGAGTAATGCTTTGAAGTATCTAACGCGTCACCGACAGCCCACGGGGAAGGGGCGAGAGGATTTGGAGAAAGCCATGCACTCTATAGAAATGGCTATATCCATTTATTATGAAGATGAGCATAGATGAAATAGCAAAAACCAGGATTACAGAGTTGGAGCGCCAGCTGGAAGCCTTAAATGCAAGGGCCAGGATTACAGAGTTGGAGCGCGAAGTTGAAGCCCTAAATGCAAGGGTAAAATTTTTAAAAGGGCGGCAATTTAAAGTCGCGCTTAAAAATCCTGCAATGATTGGGCAGCTTGCATTAAAGCGAATTGACAATGATTACCCCATTGATTTCTAATGGGGATGGGCCGCCGGAAGGTGGTCTTACGATTTGCTCCCTGCGAACCGGCTACTGGATGGCGGCCCACTCAGGGCGGGACAGAACTGACGTTATGCAGCGACCACCCGAAAAGGAGAAATAAATGCCTAGACCGCGTGGCAGCAGGAACAAAAAAACCCAAGTGTGGTTGGACAAAATTAGTGAGAGTGGACAAACTCCGGTTGAGTTTTTGCTGGATAGGTTCCGCGATCCAGACGAGGATTTATCAGTACGGATTGATTGCGCCAAAGCAGCTGCTCCGTATTGCCATCCAAAAATTATGGCGATAGCACATGCAAACCTTACCTCAAACGGTGAAGAAACTGAGTCTATCGGACTATCCAGGGTTTCTGAAATCCTTGACGAGCTTATCGGCAGCAGAATTACAAGCGACAATGAGACACTTGTGTCGGACAGACCTGTACTTCCTGCTGAGATACGTTCTGAACAGGTCGGATATAGAAAACCAGTGGTTGTTCAATCGAATCAGGGAAGTTGAAGAAGCACCAGACGGGCATTTAGACCTCTGGGCGCGTGGGCATTACAAGTCCACAATCATTACCTATGCCAAAACAATACAGGACATTCTTTCCAGTCACGGCGATGATCCGCTGTTTCACTGGCGCGGGACGCAACCAACCTTTTGCATCTTCAGCCATACGCGCCCAATAGCCAAAGCCTTCCTGCGCCAGATCAAGCAGGAGTTTCAATATAATGACCGGCTCAAAGACTTGTTCCCTGATGTTTTATATCCCAGGCCTGAGATCGACAGCCCCAAGTGGTCGGAAGATATGGGAATTGTTGTTATCAGGAAAAGTAATCCAAAAGAGGCTACAGTAGAGGCATGGGGTTTGGTAGATGGACAGCCTACTTCAAAACACTTTAATATTCTTGTATACGACGATGTTGTGGTGCGCGCCTCTGTCAATACTCCTGACATGATCCAGAAGACCACTGAAATGTGGGAGCTATCTTTAAACCTGGGATCAACGGTTTCCTGTGAAAGATACATCGGAACGCGGTATCACTGGGCCGATACCTGGCGGCAAATAATGAAACGTAATGCCGCAAAGCCGAGAATATATCCAGGCACTGAAGATGGAACACTAACCGGCACACCAGTTTTTCTTAGCCAGGAAGAATGGGATAAGCGTGTTGAGCGCATGGGGCCGGTAACAGCAGCCAGCCAGCTATGCCAGAACCCCAGTCGCGGAACACAGGAAGGATTTAGTCGCTCATGGATCATGCGCTATGACGCAGCTGATGTGCGCAAGCGCGGCACCTGGAAACAAATGAATCGTTATTTATTAGTTGATCCGGCTAACGAGAAAAAGAAAAATTCAGACTGGACAGCTATGGGCGTAATTGGTCTTGGCCGTGATGGAAACTATTATCTTCTGGACGGACTCAGGGATAGAATGAACCTGGATGAAAGGACTGAGGCCTTGTTTGATCTTCACCAAAAGTGGGATAAGCCGAGGGTGGGTTACGAGAAATATGGCAAAGACTCAGACATCCAGCATATTCAGTATGTGCAAAAGGAAAAGAACTATAGGTTTAATATTACGGAGCTTGGCGGTGGATTAAAGAAAAATGATCGCATTCGGCGTATGATCCCAGAGTTCAAGTCAGAAAGGTGGTGGATGCCTGACGAAATTTGGCGCACAACCTATGACAAAAAAACAATTGAACTGATTGATACGATAATCGAGGAGGAGCTTATGGCTTTTCCGGTTCCCGTACACGATGATTTTATTGATATGATGTCAAGAATACATGATATGTCTTTGAGTTGGCCCAAACTGCATGATGTTGGGAATATGCGAGATAGGTATGCAGAACCCAGGGACATTAACCGGAGCTTTATGAGTGCCTGACATACTAGACATGCAGGATAGCGATTTAATTGCGTTGATTACGCAACGCTATAGCGCAGCTGAACAATATTCCAAAACATGGCGCAGAGAAGCGCGTGAAATGTATGACATGGTGGCGGGGGATCAATGGTCTGAAGAAGATCGCTTAAAGATGTTGGAGCAAATGCGTCCCGCCGTTACATTAAATGTAACCGGAAAATATCTTGATGCTATTGGTGGTTTGCAGATTACAAATCGCCAGGAAGTAAAATTTCTTCCGCGCCAGATTGGTGAGAGTGGGGTAAGCGAGTTATTAACTGGCGCTGCTGATTGGGTTCGTGATGAAACCGATGCGGAAGATGAAGAATCAGAAATGTTCCTTGACATGCTTACGTGTGGTGAGGGATGGGGAGAAATGTCAATTACTTTTGACACTAATCCGCAAGGTGATATTTCCATTGAGCGCCGCGATCCAATGGAAATGTATGGTGATCCTAGAGCCAGGAAGCGAAATCGAAGGGATGCCAGGTGGGTGATGCGGATAAACCGCATGAGCAAAGCGGATATTATTGATCGTTGGGGTGAAAAGAAATATGAGGAGATAGGCGGCAATACAATGGGTATTGAGCCTGACCTGGACGAGCTTCCGGTGCATGTAGCTAATGAAGGATATCGCTACCAATCAGATAATGCTGACACTATTTATATAGAAGACACTACGCCAATTATCCATTTTGAAACCTTTGAGCGGCTGGATGGCTTTAGAGTAGAGATGGAGGGGCATGGAATAAAAACCTACACAACCAAGCAATGGCGAAAATTAAAAAAAGTATTAGAAAAAAATGGCGTGGATTATATTGCGGAGAAGGTCAAGACAAAACAATACATAAGGGTATTTGCTGCCGGAGGCTCAATCCTCCAGAAAGGGTTAAGCCCTTACCAGGAAGGTTTTACTTTCCAAAACATCACTGGAAAACGGGATCGTAATAAAAACAATTTTTATGGGATTGCGCGAAACATGCGCGACCCGCAGATGTGGACAAACAAACTTTTTTCTACAATTTTGGATGCGCTTGCAGTTGGCTCAAAGGGCGGCCTGATTGCAGAGGAGGGGGCGTTTACTGATCCAGCCAAAGCTGAAGATGAATGGTCGCGTCCTGATGCAATTACTTTTGTAGAAGATGGCGCGTTAACAACAGGAAAGATTCAGGAGAAAGCGCCGGCTACTTATCCGGCTGGCCTGGACAGGCTAATGACATTTGCCTTGGGGTCATTGCCGGAAGTGAGCGGAATTAACCTGGAGATACTTGGGCTGTCGAACCGTGTCCAACCAGGCGTGGTGGAAATGCAGCGCAAACAGTCTGCGATGACGATGATAGCCTGGGCCTTTGATTCAATGCGGCGGTATTACAAAGATCACGGGCGGCAATTGGCTTATTACATTCGGGAATATATTTCGGATGGTCGCTTGGCAAGAATTACTACGGAACAGGGAATGCAATATATCCCATTAATTCGTGACCAGCTTACTATTGAGTTTGATGTTGTGGTGGATGAAGCGCCAACATCGGCCAATGTTAAAGAGCGCGTATGGGCTGTCTTGCAGGGATTACTGCCACAGCTTATCCAGATGGGCTTCCCGATTCCGCCAGATGTTTTAAATTATTCTCCATTACCACCAGACCTGGCAGACAAATGGAAAGAGCTTCTTAATAAGGGGCCATCGCCACAACAGCAGCAGCAGCAGCAAATGCAGATGCAGGATAAGATGGCTGAAATTGAAAAAGATAAATCTGTTGCATTGTTGAATACAGCTAAAGCCCAAAGGACAATGGCTGACTTAACTACGGAGCAAGCCAGGCTTGGGAGAGATGCGGCGCTTAATATGAGAGATCAGTCAGAAGTTGCGCTTAATGTGGCTAAAATGGAAAAAACACAAGCCGAAACAAGAGAGGTGGCGGCTAAAACGGGTAAAATAGTATCTGGAGCATAGGGAGCAGAAATGGCAGAGGAACAAGCAGAGAACCAAAACGAATGGATTGATGGCCTTACTGGGTCACGCGATGCAGAAGTAGATGAAGAAGTGGCTGACGCACAAGAAAGAAATGCGGCAGCGGAGGAGCCTGAACCAAAGCAGGAAGAAGTCCAGCAAAAGGAATCCCAGGAAGAAAAAGAAAGCGGGAAAGTTCCCGTGTCTGTATTAACTTCTGAGCGCGACAAATACCAGGCGCGCATTGGTGCGCTGGAAGGTACGATTGCGCAGCAAGGCCAGGCAATTAATAAGTTTCAGGAAATGCAGGATCAAATACGGGAATTGAGGGCCGCTAAAGACGCGAAGCCAGCGGAGCCGGAGCCTGATTACCTGGAAGACCCAAAGGGGTATATTGACCAAAAGTTAGGTACGACGCTTGACCAGTTAAGAAATGTTGAACAAACAGTCCAGCAAACTACAGAAACAATAGGTGCGCAAGGCCAAGCCTTAAACCAACAGAACCAAATCCAGGCGATCCAGAGAATGGCTGCGGCTGGTGAAGAAAGTTTTGTAAAAGACCACCCTGATTACTGGGAAGCATTGGAATACGCGAGGGAGAAACGAGCCGATCAATTGCGGTTAGCGTTTCCTGACGCGGATAATGCGCAGCTGGCAGAGCATATTCGTTCAGAAGAATTTGCTACCGCCGCACAAATTTTGCAACAAAATAGAAATCCTGCTGAATTTGCCTATAATTATGCTGCAAGTTTAGGTTATACTTCTGGCAATAAAGAAGACGCTCTTTCCAAACTGGGAGGAGAGTTGGAGACAAATAAGCAGGATGCACAGGGGCTTGGTTCACCGGGCACGAGTTCAGAGCTAGATAGCTTATTGAATTCATCGCCGGATGAATTTGAACAGGCTCTTAAAGAGGCTTTTTTATAGTTTTAATGGTCGCCGCATTTCGGGCGTTTCGGTTCTTTAGTCCGTTAACTATTGCTGCGTAGGCACTCACGATACAGTGCGACACAATTCGTTTTTTGACACTTTTAATCGAGGGATTTAGTTATGGCTACTACTGACTTTGGTGTCAATCATCCGATGGCGGTCAAACACTGGTCTGCCGATCTGATGAAGGAGGCTTTGAAACGGACGTATGCGTTACAGTTTATGTCCAAAGGCAAAGATTCCATCGTTCAGATCAAGACTGAGCTAAACAAGAATGCGGGAGATCGTATTCGGTTTGGACTTAGGATGCAGCTGACTGGTGACGGTATCGCTGGAGATGGCACCCTTGAAGGTAACGAAGAAGCACTGTCGATTTATACCGACAATGTTTTTATCGACCAACTGCGTCAAGCCGTTCGTAGCGAAGGAAAAATGTCTGAGCAACGTGTTCCGTTCTCTGTCCGAGAGGAGGCCCGTGATGGGCTTGCCGATTGGTGGGCGGCGCGCATTGATGCAGGATTTTTCAATCAGCTAGGCGGTAGTACGCGGGAAACTAATGTATATACCGGAATGCAAGATGCTCTGGAGCCTGATGCTGACCATGTGATATTTAATTCACAAGCAGCTGGCTCTGCTCATGCAAATGAGGGGCAAATTACAGCTGGTGATACATTTGATCTATCAGTCATTGACGCTTGCCGCGAAATGGCGACTGTGGGTTCACCGAACCCGATTCGTCCACTTCGTATGCGAGGCGATGACTATTATTGCATGTTCCTACATCCGTACCAGGTTTATGATCTGCGAACGAATACCACCACTGGTCAGTGGCTGGACATTCAGAAAGCAGCTATGAACGGCGGGCGTATTCTGAAGAATCCAATCTTTACGGGTTCATTGGGCATGTACAACAACGTAATCCTGCATGAAAGCACAAGAGTTCCACCAGGTTCTACTAGTGCTTCTAATGCGAGTGGAGTTGCAGTAAGGCGAGCAATCTTTGCTGGTGCGCAAGGTGGCGCAGTAGCATTTGGTCGCAAGTCTGGACGCAACACTTATTCGTGGCGGGAAGAACTGTTCGACTACGGCAACCAATTGGGTGTCGGAGCCGGCTCAATCTGGGGTCTGAAGAAAACACGCTTCAATGGCTCCGACTTTGCAACCATTGTCGTTTCTACGGCAGCGGCAGCGCATAGTTAATCGAGGAGGATAATCTAATGGCGACTTATGAAGCAGATAAAGCCAAGTCAGGTGTCCAGCCTCGTGAGATTGAGACTGGAGCTAACGTAGTTCGGGCAAGTTACATTTCAGAGGTAACTCACGCGGCAGCAGACATTATTCAGTGCGTTAAGGTTCCGTCTGGAGCAATCATTGATAGTGTGGTTTATGCGGCCCCAATTTCGGGGTCTGCGCCAGCGCAAATGATGTGCCAATTCGGTGACGGGGATGACCCCAACCGATTTGGAAGCTCCACTTTAAGCTCGGTTGCATTTACTGGCAATTTGGCTTTGGGCTACCAATACTCACTTAGCGATGCAGCTGATCCATTCTATGACACCATAGATGTAACAATTGACGCTGGTGCGTTGACTGTTTCTCAAGGGTTTGTTTTGATCGTGACTTACCACTGTGATGACTAGGTAACACCGGGGG